GTTGGCTATGCTTGGCTTCGTGGCTGCTGTGGGTGCTTACGCACTGACTGGTCAAATCATCCCAGGTTTCTTCTAATGAGTAAACAGGGGCTTTACGCAAACATCCACGCAAAGCGGAAACGCATTGAAGAAGGCAGTGGAGAAAAGATGAGGAAGCCCGGCACTGCTGGCGCTCCCACCGCTAAACAATTCAAACAAGCAGCTAAGACAGCAAAGAAGAAGTGATGCGGTAGCCCCGTCATTACTGCGCGTGTTGTGACGGGACAAACAGAAGAAGTAAGCAATATAAAAGTTCTTTGCTTATTTATTATGATTCCTGTTCTAACTACTCTGTCGGTGATCACCAGTTGGTACGGTCCTGGCTTCCATGGAAACCTCACCGCTAACGGTGAACGGTACAATCAAAACGGCCTTACTGCAGCGCACAAGACACTCCCGTTTGGAACCAAGCTCAAAGCTTGCTTTAGACGGTGTGCCGTTGTTCGGGTCAATGATCGTGGTCCTTATGCTCATGGCAGGGGACTGGATCTCAGTAAAGGTGCGGCTGATGCTATCGGTCTCACTAACTCTGGAGTTGGAAGGGTAAAGGTAACCCGTCTTAACTAACTTCATTCATGACTGCTACACTCGCAGCTCCACGCTCTCAGTCCAACTGGGAGCGTTTTTGTGGCTGGGTAACCAGCACTAATAATCGTCTTTATGTTGGGTGGTTTGGAGTCCTCATGATTCCTTGCCTGCTTGCAGCAACCACCTGTTTTATTCTTGCATTTATTGCGGCTCCTCCTGTCGATATTGATGGCATCCGTGAGCCTGTATCCGGAAGTCTTCTTTATGGAAACAACATCATATCGGGAGCCGTCGTTCCGAGCAGCAATGCCATCGGACTTCACCTGTACCCAATTTGGGAAGCTAATTCACTTGATGAATGGCTCTACAACGGGGGTCCATATCAGCTCACAGTGTTCCACTTCCTCATTGGTATCTATGCTTACCTGGGACGAGAGTGGGAACTTAGCTATCGACTAGGGATGCGTCCTTGGATCTTTGTTGCTTACTCTGCGCCTGTAGCTGCTGCCACTGCTGTCTTCCTGGTGTATCCCTTTGGTCAGGGTTCTTTCTCTGATGGGATGCCGTTGGGTATCTCGGGTACGTTTAACTTTATGCTGGTCTTCCAGGCCGAACACAATATCCTGATGCATCCCTTCCATATGTTGGGTGTTGCTGGTGTGTTTGGCGGGGCACTGTTCAGTGCTATGCACGGTTCCTTGGTAACCTCTTCACTTGTACGTGAAACGACCGAGCAAGTATCCCAGAACTACGGCTATAAGTTTGGACAAGAAGAAGAGACTTACAATATTGTAGCCGCTCATGGTTACTTTGGGCGTTTGATTTTTCAATACGCTTCGTTCAATAATTCTCGTAGTCTGCACTTCTTCCTTGCAGCGTGGCCTGTGCTTGGCATCTGGTTCACTTCGCTTGGAGTGTCTACGATGGCGTTTAATCTGAATGGTTTTAATTTTAACCAGTCGCTCCTTGACAACCAAGGCAACGTCATCAACACCTGGGCTGATGTGCTGAATCGAGCCAACCTTGGCTTTGAGGTCATGCACGAGCGTAATGCTCATAACTTCCCCCTTGATCTGGCTACTCACAAAGCACCAGTGATTGGGTAATTACTGGAGTAGGGACACCTCAGAGTCGGATCCCTACTCTCTAGGCTGAGGCCGGTACGCCGACACCCTTAGCCGTTGACAGTCGGAAAGACGACAACAAAAATATCGCAACAAATTTTTTCCAAACGTTTGGAGAGCAAGTAACTAACCTCTTTCTCTCTTTCAATGGCACAACAAACTTCTGTACTGACCACGAGCCTGACTCGTCCTGGTCAGGATAACGGTGCGGGTGACGCCCGCGCTCTTTACCTGAAACTGTTTTCGGGTGAAATGTTCAAAGGCTTCCAGCACGAGTCGATTGCTCGTGACCTGGTTATGAAGCGCACTCTGAAGAACGGTAAGTCTCTTCAGTTCATCTACACTGGCCGTACCACGGCTGAGTTCCACACCCCCGGCAACGCTATCCTTGGTAATACCGATGGTGCGCCTCCGGTGGCTGAGAAGACCATCACCTGTGATGACCTTCTGATTAGCTCGGCTTTCGTGTATGAGCTGGATGAAGTGCTGGCTCACTACGACCTGCGTAGCGAAATCAGCCGCAAGATTGGTTATGCTCTCGCTGAGAAGTATGACCGTTATATCTTCCGTGCTATCGCTCGTGGCGCTCGTCAGGCCAGCCCGATCACCAAGGCCAGCTTTGTTGAGCCCGGTGGTACTCAAATCCGCGTTGGTACTTCTGCCAACGACTCCGATGCTTTCGATTCCGCCAACCTGGTGGCTGCGTTCTATGACGCTGCTGCTGCTATGGATGAGAAGGGCGTCAGCAGCGAAGGTCGTGTGGGTGTTCTGAACCCCCGCCAGTACTACGCTCTGATCCAAGCCATCGGTTCTAACGGTCTGGTGAACCGCGATGCCCAAGGCGATTCCCTGCAAAAGGGTAACGGCATCATTGAGATCGCTGGTATCAAGATCTACAAGTCCATGAACATCCCGTTCCTGGGCAAGTACGGTACTGCCTATGGCGGCACCACTGGTGAGACCTCTCCTGGCAACGTGGGCAGCTTTGTCGGCGCCGCTCTGGAGAACGCTGCTACCGGCAGCGGTGTGAACAACGACTACGGTACTGCTGCTGAAGTTGGCAGCAAGTCCTGCGGTCTGATCTTCCAGCGTGAAGCTGCTGGTGTGGTTGAGGCCATTGGTCCTCAAGTGCAAGTGACCAGCGGCGACGTGTCGGTGATCTATCAGGGCGACGTGATCCTTGGCCGTCTGGCCATGGGTGCTGACTACCTGAACCCCGCTTGCGCTGTTGAGCTGTATGTGGGCGCTACCGCTCCTTCTGCTTTCTGATTCTTTGTAATCAATACGGGGACTCTTCGGAGTCCCTTTTTTTTTATTATCTACCTGATAGAGATGCCTGCTACTTATGCTGCGTCCACCGAACTGGATGCTGTCAATCAAATACTTAGCTCAGTAGGACAGGCTCCTGTCACTACGCTAGATCTGCAAAACCCCGAAGTATCGATTGTCCTCAACACCCTGAGGGAAGTGAATCGCCAAGTCCAATCAGAGGGCTGGCTGTTCAACACTGAACGTGGGTATGAATTTACCCCTGACTCCACTACAGGGCACATTGCTTATCCCAGCAATGTAATTGCACTCGATACTACTGTTGACGATCACGGCAATACATACGATCCAGTCCGTAGGGACGGAAAGATGTATGACCGTCTTGAGCACACCTTCGTATGGTCTGATCCGATCAAGTGCGATGTCACTTGGTTCTTTGCATACGAAGACGTTCCCCCGCCCATCCAGGTCTACATCACTGCTCGTGCTGCACGGCTGGTCGCTGTGAAGCTGGTAGGGGATAAAGAGATTTATTCACTGCTTCAAGAGCAAGAGCTTTACACCCGAGCAGCTGCACTTGAATACGATTGCAACCAAGGAGATTACTCGATCTTTGGTTGGCGAGATGGACAAGGAACTTACACAAGCTATCAACCATACCACGCTCTAACTAGATGAGTACGATAACCCAACGGATTCCCAACTTCCTAGGCGGGATCTCTCAGCAACCTGACTACCTTAAATATCCTGGTCAGCTAGTCGATAGCATCAACACATATCCTGACTATGCACTTGGTCTTTTGAAGAGACCTGGTGGTAGCTTTGTTGCTGAGCTGTACGGTGCTAACACCTCAGGCCGTTGGTTTTCGATTCTGAGGGATGACGAGGAGAAGTATGTCGCTCAATACAGTGACAACAAATTTCGCGTTTGGAGCCTTCTTGACGGCTCTGTAAGGGCCGTGGACATGCACACCAATACCGGAGTACCGGGAGCGTGCAACCTGGCCACGCTGAAGACGAGAGTGTCCGAATACAACGCTGCTGTTGCCCTAAGGAAAACAAGGCTTGCTGAACTAAATACCGCTCAAGCTACTTACGCCGAAAGGCTGGAAGGACAAAATAGTACTCAGCAACTCCTCTTTGATATTGATACCACTTACACAAACGACTACATTCAAAGCGTAAGATCTGGTGTAATACAAAGCTCTGTCAATGGTCAATATTTTATTAAGTCTGCAGGAACCATTCTTGGAAGCGGCACTGGGACAATAACGTTTCCCGCTGGCTACAGTCAAGGTACAGAGCGCACTGAAGAATGTCCGTGGTTAGATCAACAAGGATTTAAAGTCTACGAGCTCGTTGAAACCGTAACAGCTGCATTTACAGCTGGTCAGTTAGCCACAGCATTGTCGGCAATGAACACAGCCCAGACCAATTACAACAACGCCCTTTCTGATGAGGCAACAAAAAAGGGCCTGTATGACACTGCACTCAGCAACTGTAACATCACCACAGTTCCAAGCAATGCGTATCTGAAGGATGCT